CAAATATAGGTTGCCCTACTTGCCAACTAGGATAATCACCCTGTTGTAATGGCATCATCCAAGGCTGTACCACAGGATTTTGCCCTGTATAAGCAGCGTGTTGCAACCATTGTGCTGGGTTTTGTGCTAATTCTGCGGCATATTTTCGCTGATTCTCTTCCTGTTGTAATCTAAATTGTTCTTGATCCCACTGTAGTTGTGCTTGTCGCCAAGCATTGTCATCAGCAGTACCAGTATTTGACATATCGATCTGCGCCTGTTGCCAAGCAGTTATCTGGTTAGGGTCTTGGTACATTTCACCAGTAGGATTAGTTGCCACTACATTACCCTGTGCATCATAGCCAACATTATACCATTGACCATTCTGGATAATTCTATCCCACCTATCAACTTGCCCAGAAGTATCTTCGCCAGTTAATCGGTCTTGGTAAGCTAATATCTCTACTTGCGCAGCTTCTCTTCCAATAGAAACCTTTGTACCTATTGCTGGATTATATAGTATAAATTCTTCAGGATTATTTACAGACTGCAGAATAATTCCACCAGAACCCGCTTGCCCCACTTGTTGATAACCAGACAAATCTGGTGTGCCATCAGTATTAATATCAGTTGGTAGATTGCTTAATGGTGAACCTGGTCCACCAAATTCATTAGTCATAATCGGGGTACCAAGCGCAGTCATCTTAACATTAGCACCTGTTGCACCCACACCTTGAGATGTTTGTACGTCAACTGGAAGTGAAGCCCAGTATTGCTGCCCAGATGGGATATCAGACATCCAATCAATCAAAGCGCCCATACCATAATTCTGCTCAATAGCAATTGCGATAGCAGCAGGGGCTAGGGATTGGGACGCTTGCTCAGACATTAAATACCCTAGGGTTAGTTGACCATTAGATACATTAGAAGAGGTCTGAGATGGAGGTGTGGAGAAATCTTGACCCAACCCAGATTTATAACCAACATTGATACCCTCGCCTGTTGGTGTTTCCCAAGGCATTTGTAAATCATAGATTCCCATGTTATACCCCCGACTCTTGTTCTAGCATTTCGTCTATTTGTTTAGAGTTGTCTTGTCTATTTAACTTATCTATATTTTTGGTTATTGGAGTTAGCATTTCCTCAATAACCTCATCAGTAGTTTCATCCCACTCTTTTTTTACTTCCCCTATTAACTTTGCGTAGTCTATCATTGTCCCGTCCTTGTTCTATTACCACCACCAAATTGTCCTTGTAACCCATTAACTACAGGTGGACGTTGCTGCGCCTGTATTCTTTGCTGTGCCGCCTGTGCGCTTCTTGGGTCTATCGCTTGAGGACTTTGTGGTATTAGATTACCCCTAGATTGCGGAGGAGGTTGAGGCGGTTGTGGGGGCGCTATTGCTTCTTTACCCCTTTCTACTGTAGCAGGTAAAAGAACACCTTTCATAAGGGCGTCTTTTATCATAGCCTTATCTTCTTTCCTTCCCTCTTCTATCGGGTCTAGGAACGAAATCATCTTGCGAGCAGTCTCTACGGTAATAATTTTACTGTTAAGAAGCCTTTCAATATCATCGTGCCTTCTGTATTCATCCTCGTCACTTATCGGCGCAAACTCTACGTATAGGTTAAATGGTTCCTTTAATTTGTCTCTATCGATAACCTCGTTAAACTCATTGGCTTTAATGCTAGACCAGTTCCATAATTTAACATTAGCAGGAACTACATTCTTGATAAGTTTAGCACAGTTCTGTAATACTTTAGCCGTACCATACTTGAAAGAATCCTTGGAATAAACATACCTCATACCAGCTTCGGCAAGAATTAAACGTCTATCAGAACCAGACCTGACACCTGTTTCACCTAACCCTCTTAAAGAACGTGGTGCCGAGTGAGAACTTATAATATCATCTTCTAAGGCAAGTGTTCTCATTAATGATTGGGAAGGGTCGTCTGGTGCTTGTTTTTCTAAATCAATACCAGTCAAGTCATTTAACGCACCATAACTCGTATCTAACTTAGTTAATTTCTTAGTTCTACCGCTACCATCTGCTTTGTCACGTCCTACATACCAGGGGAAAGCTCCTCTCTTATGTACTATATTATTAATTGAAAAGTTCCTTGACTGTGATACTAAAATATCCTGCATATACCTAAGTAACCCCACCCACCTTTGCTCAATTAGGGAGTCCATGCCAATATTACCAAGACCTGCATCTATTTCTACATAGGGAACAAAGCCATATCCATGCTCGACAACACCCTTACCACGAGTAAGTACTGGTTCGCCATCAGCTAGAAAGCATTTATAGGTGTCGTCCCAGTACTCTAACCACTCAATATCTTGCTCAACAGACCTACCTTCGGGGTTAGACCATTTGGGAAAGCGTTTCTGTATATTAAATGTTAACTTCTTATGCTTTTCTATAAAGAACGCATTGGATATTGGGTCTGGGTCTGGCATCGCATTATAAGGGTTAATTGCCTGAATTATAATAGGGAGGGTTATCTGTACCTCCATCTCCCATTCTTTTAGCCTTGCTTCATAGGTTATATCTTTTTCATTAATCTTTTGGATAGGTTTATTAGGCCACATATCAGCAGCCCAAACATCTTTCATAAAAGCAACACCGTGCAACCAGTAGTGTTTAGCGGCTACTCTCCAAGGGGAGATAGCCGATTCGGTATTAGTCCGATATATAATACCAAGGGCTAGCTTACGTAGCATTTCCTCAGCTTCAGTATCAGCGTTGGTGATACCTTTCTTATTAACCCACACTCTAGCATTGGAAATATCAGTATGATCGGTAGCCACATCTACAATATCCCTAGCTACAGGAAGAACTATGCCATCATTCTCAAATTCTTTGGGTAAACCTAGATGTTCAAGAAATTCAAGCTCGTATACTTTCTCATCAGTGGCGAACTCATTTCTTATAACTCCATAGACATCATTCTCTAGTTGTGATGCTATCTTTATTATATCTCCTATTTCGGGTTTTCCCTGTTGTCTAGCCATATTACCTCGCAAATGTTAGTGTACTGATTGTATGAGGCTCCCATTCTTCTGTAGAAACCTCTTTTCTGTTCGCCCACAGTATAGCAACTGTCATCGGGTAGTCATCATTCTTGCCAGTAGCAGCTTCGATACGCCCTTCCTTGTCAACGTTTCTAATTAAGTCACGCATCTGCTCTATACCTTGGTCACTATTAATCTGTATCTGTAAATTATTAACAGGAGCGACCACTCCAGTAATCATTTCTGTCCTATTGTGCCCCGTATGCCACCCTATCTTGTTCTTGGCACCACCCTTTTTGCCGTAATAACCCCAACTCTTGTAACCTAAATCAATAAGCTTCTCTATTAACACTCTACCTCTATCATTATCTTCTGGAAAGAACTTGGGGCTGTGGTAATATTTAAGTGTATCATAAACTGGTGCCGCTATATTGGCTGGTGAAATGTTATTACAGAGAATATCACAGACGATTTCCCCGCTTTTAACGTCCATTATTCCGAGAACCGTGTTATCCCTACCAACTCCATGCCCTACATCAGCCGCAGCTACATAAGCGCCACCTAAAACAAACGGTCTGTATATTTTGGTAACGGTTCTGTCTATTTGAGGAACATTGGTAGCGTACCATTCTGGTGAAAGCACCTGTCTTGCATTATCCTGCATCGCCTGTAAGGAAGAATGGTCAAAGGCAGCAGCAGTTCCTATTGTTCTTAAGGCCTCATCTATGCTTTTAGGGTAGTTTGAGAGCATATAGAGGTCTGGGGTTAATCCCATCAGCGCAGATTCAGGAACAGAGTTCTTCGTCTTCTCATACCACTCCTCATCTCTACCTGGTCTAACATCAAATGGGTCGAATAGCGGAGTGAACTCGTTTCTTCTCGCTTCTGCATCTACAAAGGTCTGAACGGCTATCTCGTTCATCTTGGTCTTGTCTATTGTAAAGATTCCGATAAACTGTCCGCCAGCATCAATACAGGGTTTAGCCTGCAAGAAGTTACGTGCGGCATAAGGGTGTAGAATCCACTCATCACAGACTATTACTGAGGCTGTGAATGAAACTCCTGCTGTTTCGGTGGCAGCTAACGCTTTAATGGAACTCTCCATATAAGGAAATCCCATCTCGGTAGCGGAATCTGGGTTAGTTTTAATTTTTAAATAAGCTGGTAAATGAGTATAAATCCTACGGCACTTGGCTAATAGTTCAATCGCCTCAGTTTCACCCTTACTGAACAAGAGAATGGTAGCGCCACGCTTATACATAGTGTACCACAGACAGTAAGCGGCTATTAACCAAGAAGCACCTATCTGCCTAGACTTTAACCAGACTATTAATCTATCTTTTAGCAAAGAGCGAATGGCACGTTTCAAGTGGGGCCACAGTAAAAACGGAATCACACCACCAGTACTACCCTGTGTTGGTGCCTCAACTACGTTACAGTATTTAAGAAAGTAGGTGAATACTTCGCACTTCTTACTTTCGATAGCCTTTTCTATATCTTCTTCTCTAGTCATTTATTTCGTCATCTATTATTTCTTGGTCAATATGCTCCAGTTGTTTGCCAATCATATCATAGATACATCTTTCACAGAGACCAACACTTAACACTACCTGTCTGGGACTTTTGCATTTACTACAGACACCGAGTTCTAAATGGTCGGGTTCCTGCTTGGCACACTTTAGGGGCTGGGAGGGTGGTTCGGCATACTTGAATTTCTGCATGGCAAATTCAGTACAGCGTGAAGCCAGCCAACATTCATGCACCTTCTTACAAGCACAGATGTCCCCAAAGCAGTGCTGTAGTGTCATAGTTTCATTCTAATACGCATCTTTACTAACTGGTAATATGGCCAATACAGTAAATACCAAAAACGCACCTTCCAATTCTTTAGCAACTCTTTCTTGTGCTCTTCGTAATTGGTCATAACTCACAACTATGTAGGTCGTGCTTCTTACAATACATTTCCCCACAGTGGGTACAGATAACCTTCTCACAGTTGCACATAATTACTCCTAAAGTCCTAATTCTCTCTTAACTTCAGACCAAGGTTGAACCCTGCCCTCTTTACACGCCTTTACGCCATTCTTTATGCCATCCATAAACTCTTTGTCAGCTCTTACAAATAATGCCAAATGATTATTCACGTTACTCCACACCAGATATATACAAAAGAACCTATGGAACAGAAAAATATAATCCACAGGTAACAGAAGAGATAGAAGAAGATACGGTTACGCCTCGATTTCATAATTGAACCAAGGACAAGAATCGTCTGTTTCGTAATAAATTATAAATTCCATTTCTTCCTTTACATATTGTTAGCTATGGGTGGGGAAGTTGCACCTACTCAATACCTGTCTCTGACATTTACCACCAGGCTATCCGATAACTTTCCCCCGTGCGAGAGTTTAATCTCTCTTGCAGAGCCATTGGTTATCCTCTCGGACTCGCCACCACCTTTACGGTTTGCGCCTCTCAACGCCCCTTGGTGCTATCTACCCCATCCACAGTAATAAGCGGTTTTACGTTACCGCTAAAACACTTGTTTACATAATACTACCTTTGAAATTGACCCTGCTGTGTGGAGATTAAACAATAAATGTAGCTATAAACACAAGATAGACCACCCCG